CTATTATAAATTGTCGTTAAATCGTTAGCTGACTCATCTAAATTAATAAGTTGAGAAACCTGGCTGCGTATGGTTGAAAAATCCATGAATTATCCGCTAGAGGTAGCGGCCTCCTTTATTTTATGCATCTTAGTAATATGCGTTTTCAAAGCTGTTAATGTTTTCAATTGTTTCTTACAGGCCACACATGTCAAGCTTTGTACGGCTTCCTGGACTTCCTGGATTTCTTCTTTCGGCTCATTCTTGTCCCCCTGATCTGATTCTCTATTATAATAGCTATCATCTTGATAAGATTTTGCAACATGCTTTGCCTCAGTTATATTGTCAAATGAGGGAGCATCTTTATCTTCTACGATAGGTAACTCCAAATAAGGAACGCCATAATCATTTAACATTCGCTCCTCTAATTGAGCCATTGTCAATGCGGGTGAACTCGATAACCCTATAACAGATTGATTTAAAATCCGCTTTGGCAATGTTTTAGATCTCGGCCATACCGCATCGATATACCGATCCAATGTATTTAAATGATCATTGGCTTCCCGGTTATACCGCTCAAACACAATTCCATTATCACCTGTCTGAGAATATAGAACACCAGGTAATAACTCACCCTCCTTCCCAAAGATCAAATGCTTCGGTAAATTCTTCACTGAGAATATACGATCGACTGATCCGGGTCTTACTTCCTTTATTAATACTTTCTTGTCAATTACTTCCATCTTTTCCTCCTGGGCCCCCGAAGGGACGATCCATTATTTTTGTTTTAATTACGAAACCCTTGCAATTACTGTAACCCTTGCTGATGCCTGGTTGGTTCCAGCTTGGTCCACTGTAGCGTTCAACAATGTATTGGCTGTCAGTGGATAACCCACATCACCAAAATCGATGAAATAAGAACCAACTGCATCAGCATTAATATCGACAAATTTTGCTCCACCTGCTCCATCTTCTAAAGCAACATGGGCGGTATTTCCAGTACCAGCTACCACCACACCAATAAACACCTTCTGAACTCGAATAACCGTTCCCGCACCTTGCGCCGCAATGATTGTTTTATCTTCTGCACCTTCAATTGGAAAATCTGTTCCAGTCACTGTCTTCCAAAATCCTGCCATAATAATCTCCTCCTAAACGCTAACCGCGCTCTCTTTTTTAACAATTTCCATCACACTTTTAATCCGATGTTCATAAGTATGTTTTTTCATCACTTCTTCATACCCAGCCTGAGCAATTTTCTTCCTCAGATCTTCATGCTCCATATAATACTTGGCTTTGTCCACAGCCTCCTGCTCATCTTTATATGTCGCTAAATGAACACCGTCTTTAAATAAAATTGGTAAGGTCGGAAGCTCGTTTGTTAAAAGAAATGAGCCACAACACAATGCTTCGAATACCCGCATGTTGATATCATCTTTTATAGAAATATTTAAAACGATTTTACTCTGCTGATAAATTTCAGCCGCTTCCTCAAATAATCGTTTCCCATAAAAGAAGTTAGGGAACTCTTTAAACATTCGATCTAAAAAATTAACCCGATTCCAGTCTCCCACATTCCCAACAAAACAAACATCATATTTATTGATATAAGTTTTCTTAGGATATGCCAATGGTTCGGCTGCATGGGGAAGCCAAAGGCAACGTTCCTTTGGAATTCCATCTTTAATAAAATCTTCTACCGCCCGCATTTGGTTACAAAACACCCAATCAAATTCACGCGCCCGAGACAATCGATACGGATATCCCAGATGGGTATCACTGGTCACATAGATATTGGGCTTGGGTGGTGTCATTGGCTTATAAGGAAGATTCGGCATCAACGCATCCTCGCCCCAATCAATCCACATATGATAATCCCATTTTCCAAAATTATCTGTGTTTCCATCCGGAATCAAATGGGTTACGTTATCTTTACCATACATTAACTCTGACCTATGTTTCCAATAAAGGGGCGGCCCATCATTGCGATGGATACGATTTGCGCTCTCATAATAATAGGCTAAGCGATGCATAGATCTCCTTTTTTCTGGACATTTAAAATATACCGATGATTCTTATAATCAAAAAAATTGGGATACCGATCTGGGTCCGCTGTTCGGATTAAGTTAAATTGATCAGATATCGATTTATCTGGATCGATTCGACTATCCTCTGGTGATCTTTTCCTTAAATAACTAGATTCCCCATCCTGGGGAATAAACTTAAATGGCCCACCTCTCATCGCCAAATCCATCAAATCAAAAGAAACTTTGAATAATTTCTCATTAATCTCGTCGTACAATTCATGGCCTTCCAAGAAAAATGATTTCTTTGCCAATATAGCGCCGGCATCAACCTTATCATTGACCTCGAAAATAGAAACGGGAATCTCATCTTTTCCATGTACGATTTGCCATATATAGGGAGACCATCCTTTCCCGTAAGGTAAATCACTGGCGTGGATACATAATGTATGATTAAATAATTTACGAACATCCCTAGAAACGATTTTCCCAAACGACACAAGAAACAAGATATCTCCACCTTTCAATAATTTTTCTTCATGAAATATATCGACATCTCCATTCTTTTCAATGGCCCATTGGACCAAGGAATTAAAAATTGGATGCTCAGAGCTTGATATGAGAACCGACGCTTTCATTTATTAAATCCCCAAAATGAGTCAATTTAACTTTCCGCTTCTTTGCAAAATGATGAAAATCTCTTACGCACCGATCGTACCCTGGCTGAGATCGATATTTCTTCCGATAACATTTAATGTTCTCAAATTGTTTGGCACGAGGGGCATCCTCACCCCCATCAATCCCACAGAAATAAACCTCTTTATGTCCATTACGAATCAACAAATCCAGGGCTGCCGTTGCAATTGTTTTGTTGGCATATAATGACTCAAAAACAATCTGAGATTTATCGATGTCCTCTTCTTTTTTAAAGAACCGAATCCTGCCCGAAAAATGTTCCACCATATCGTTATGGTTCAAAAGATTGGCTGTATCAATTGGTAAACACCGATATCCAACTGACATGGGGTTCGGAAGAAAGATTAAGCTAGATTTATAGAAATGATCCCACGATGTATAAACATCTTCATAATGAGAATGGATACTAATATCCGTATGCTTAATCGTTTGAATTGTACAGTTCAAAGAGAAGATACCCATCGAAGTACTAGGATTCTTTTCAATGTAATCTAAAACAGGCCCCGACGAGGGGCCTGATCCCACAATAAGATATTTGTCTTTCTTGGGGATCTCAAATGGTCCATACGTAAACAATTGAAGTCTATAATCTAAATCTTTCATTTCACTCCATTCTTTTCAAAAACAGATACAAAACTTCCGCCAGAAGAAGATTCTAAATATATTCTTTTTAAATCTAAAAGGGTTGCCAACTCGTTAAGTGATTCCGGCGTATAGGCCGCCACATGTTCTCCATTCATCGGAATGGTATTCATTACTTCTTCATTCGGGACAGCTATAATTAAACGCCCCCCATGCTTGATCACTCTTTTCCATTCCCGAATTGTTTTAATTGGGTTAATGCAATGTTCCAGCAAATGCCGCGATATAACCGTATCCTGTGTTCCATTACCAAATGGAATAGCCTTTTCCACATCTGCCTCTATATCAGCCTCAGACGATGCATTTAAAAATGGAACCTGTTTTCCCCTTGGAACAATATCAATCCCAATTGCATTCTCAACAGTCTTATTATTGGCACATCCCAGATCTAGAATCTTATCTCCCAAAACATGTTCTCGTATAATTTTCCCTTCGTGATCATCACCCTTCTGCCGCGGCTGATGCTCATACCCTGCAATACATTTGAACCACTCGTAAAAACCATGTTTAACAATTAACGCATGCTTGGTCCGCTCATTCATCTCTCTTGAATTCCAGCCATTTCTTTGGTTGGATGTTCCATGGATCTTTGTCCCCGTTTGATATCCATAATGAAATACGAATACATCTCTCCGATTAACCAAATGGTATCCTGCTTTACGAAATCGGATCGATAAATCTAAATCATCTCCACCCGGAAGCATCTCATCCACACCACCCACTTCCTCCAAATGCTTTCTCCGAACCATCATGCAAAATCCAATCAGATACGTTGTTTCAAGTGCGATGTGTGGAGTTCTGAACAGCATGTTCTGAGTCCCCATCACAACATTTGTACACGGACCCACCGCTGCCACTTCTGGTTGATAAAATGTCTCTGCCATATTTCGTAGCCAATTACTCTCAGAAGAAGGGACAAACGTATCATCGTTCATGAAAACAACAAACTCGCTCTTGGTATGCTTTAACCCTTCCTTCAGCCCACCTTCCCACCCCAAATTTTTTCCATCTGTCTGGATAATTCGCATCCACGGTTCATCACCAATCATATCCAAGGATCGCGGATGACCATTGTTAACAATAACCACATCTACTGGATATGTTAACCGCTTCGCTCCAATAGAAGAAATACAATGACTCAACATCTCTGCATTATTAAAAGTAGGAATTATGATCGATACAGGTTCTATCTTTTTACTCATATGGCCCTCGTTAGTTCACGCTCTTTACCAGCCCAAATATTATTCTGTTTATCCCAATCTTTGGTACGAAATTCTTTCTCGTAATCTTTCTCTTCGATAATAGGCGGTAACCCCAAATGACCCAACTTAACATTGGTGTCCATAAAAATTCGCGCACCCACATCCCTGGCTTTTTTACAGAAAAATAAATCTTCTCCAGATCCAGTGGTACTCATAAAATACTTTGGTTTCATCTTTTTGACAACATCCATTTTAATAAGAGCTGCCCCGAACCCCACCGCATCACATTCCACCAACTGATTCTTCGGATAATTCTTGATAACGTGTGTCACATAATATTCCTGTTTGGCCATCGCATCCCATCCTTCCTCCAGTCTGTAAATCACTGGAAGATGAGGCTTCATCCGCATAAACGCCAAGGGTGCAATCACATCAACATTATGCCGAACCAATTTCTCAAACATGTCAATTGGACAAATCATATCGTCATCAATATGCAACATGTAATCGCATTTTCCTGCCAACGCCCACTCTGTCAATCGCTCTCTGGCCAGTTGAGTTAAAACTCTGCCCACGGACGCCCAATGAAACTTATACTCCACACCTTCCGGATAATCATATTTCACACCATCATATTCTTTAATTCCAAAATGACTCGCCACCTGCAATCCACCCAAATGAAATCCCATCTGGATTCGGTTATCATAGGCTTCCGGTAACGTGTGCCCCTCATTGGGAACACATAACATAACCCGAATTACTTTTTTACTTCCGTTTGCTTTACTCATGTAATAATTCTTAGCCAAATAAAAATTAATTCAAATAAATCTGGTAACGCCGGTTGTGATATCTGATGACCTGCACATATTCCTTTTTTTATTAACCTGTCTGTCAGCAATGTTCCATCTGCTTTACACCGATATAATTCAATGGGCTCACCAAATAGTCGTCGCCAATGATATGGCTTCTCACTTCTAATCCACGGAACCAAATGTTGAATAAGCATAAACCTCCAATTTAGAGGACCACCAGGGAGTGCACTCCCCATTGGCCCAATAATTTATAAGCAGCGAACGAATCCTTTGGTGTAATTGATCGCACCATTGGTACTCTGAGTCGTTGCGTTAATGACATATTTGTACATGAACGTAGACGTATCTTCTGCGATAATCGCCGACGTAAACGTACCCGCCTGAGCTCCGGGCTGAAGCAATGACGCCCCGGCCAAAAGACCCACAGTCACATTCGCTTCCTGAGACAATGCGATTGAATCCGCAAAACCCCAAGCAATAATGGAACCGTACGCGTTAGAAGCAATGTCAGCTTTGGCAACACCAACAAACGAAAAGTTTAACTCCGTTGACGCCGTGAACATAACAGCATTCACACCATCAGCTGAAGCCGCCACATCTTCGTTTCCTATTGCCAATACCACACCGAATCCAGTCGTTAAACTGGATGCTTCTACATTTTTGACATTAATCAAGACCCGTTCTGGGTCTGTCCTAATAATTTGTTGAATGAACATCGAATTTCTCCTTGTATGCTAGATCGCTGTATCTTGGACGTTTCCGCCACCAGACCTCGGCTTTCTAGGCATTATTAATTATGAGCTTATTTTCTAATAACCTCTCGCCCAAACAGCAACTCGGCCAGTTTGGTTCGCAGCTGACGCAAACCTAAACGTACCAGTTGAAGCTGTATAGAGATCAATGGTGGTATCCTGAGGTCCATCGATGGAAGTTTGAACATCCCACGCAATGGCACTCTTAATACCAGACACCCACGTATCATTATCGTCTATGTCGTTCGTCGTAAACGTTGCAACGATTAATCGAAGATTACCAACATTACTCGACGTAACACTATCTGGTGTTTTTTCAGCCATTATGTCCTCCCTTAAGCAGCTAAGCTCGTAATTTTTCCAAGATACCGACGATTCAATGCAATCAATTCAGCTCCGAGAAGAATATGTTTTGTACTTGCATCCTGGTTTGCTGGACGAACCCAATCGGTTTGAGTGAAATCACGATTGGAATGAACAACAAATTCCAAAACATTGGAATCAAGGAAATACATAACGTTTGAAGTCGCAGCCAAATCAAAAGTGACTGGTGCTGACTTAAACATCATATTGGCAAACGTTCCGTTACCAACTTTCCCCTGAAACCGTTGCTGCGGTTGCAAAAGACCAACATATCGACCATAGTTCGTGCTATCTGTAATAATAAGTCCCGTCTGTGAACCACGACCCTGAAGTGTATTCCAGGTGGTTTCCATATCAGAAAGTCCTTGCGCTGACATCGAACCTCCCGTGGTTACCAACGCCTGCCAATTGGTGGTGGTCGTAGAATTAATTTCACCAATGGTGCTGGTGGCATCAATTGTCGTAACCAATGTCCCAATTGCATTCGGCGCAACCGACGCAGCAAAGAAGGCCTTATTAACCGTATCCATAATATCCTTATCTGCCTGCTGTATTTTTGCATCTACCAACCGATGCGCAGCCGAGGGACCCGTGTTCTGGATTTCAGATTCACGCCCAGATACAGAGATCGGAACAGCCGCCTGCTTCCATTGGTACTGAGCAGTCGTGTGGCCTTCCACAGGATCAACATTTAACGTGCCGAACCCGTCATACCAGCTGGTCTTCCCGTTGCCTTCGTGCATGATCGGAACAATAATCGTTGCCCCACCATCTTCAGTTGTCCGATGTTCATTGTGTAACCAATTTAACAGCGGCCTTCCATTAAAAACAGCATCCTGAATTCCTTTTCCAGTCCGCCGTTTTTCTAACGTGGTCGTCAGCAAAGTTTCTACGTTTGCTGGACCATGTGAATGTACATTGTCTGCCATAATTTAGCTCCTTAACTTTTTTTGACCACCGCGATCTTGTCCGAACCATCTATGGCCAACTGAACGTTCATCTTGTCCGCCTCCCTAGCAGATCCAACATAAACATACTTCGTCTCCATAGGTGTGGTCGGTGTCGCTGATATGGCCTTCTTCTGTTCTTGAACAGTTTGGTTTAAGGAACGTTTGGTCTCGTTCTGATAGAAAGATGCAATCTCATCCATTACTTTCTGGGCTTCCGCTAATGACTTCCCTTGCTTGTCACAAATTTCCCTGACAACGAAAGGAGCCAACTTGGATTCCTTGTGGGTCCAGATCCGTGGATTCTTTTCACCAAACTCTTTTAAAAGCATAGTGTTCTTCACCTCAGCACTCACGCGCTGAGATTCCTCCACAATCTTTCGGTATTGCGGCTCGATCGCTTGCAATTGCTTCTGCAAACGGTAGTCGGTCAACTTCGTCTGGATCCCAAATAACTTCTGAGAATCGCCATTATCAATCGCATCCTGATACTCACGCCTGAGATATTCTTCGTTCGGATCCGCCGTGGGCTCCACTGGAGCTTGAGGTGGTTCCGGTTTCGACTGGGCTTCTTTCAGTAGTGCAAACTGATTTTCAAGCTGTCGTCTCTGGTCTGCAAGTTTCTCGGATTCTTCTGTGAAATGCCGGAGCATCCCACGACCTCGTTCCTTCATTCCATCTTCCAGCGCGTTTACGTCTCCGTTCCATTTCCATCCCTTTGGAACGTCAGGGGCTTTCGCTGGCTGGTTCTCCTGTTCTGAACCTTCCGCCGATCCTGTTTCTTCTGTAGGAGCCGGTCCGTCCGCAGTCTTTTCAGGAGGGGCCGCTTCTGCGGTCTCCGTCAAGCCTGTTTCCGGGGCTTGTAAATCTAGTTGTTCTTCAGCCATTTTCACCTCATGAGGGTGACGGTACTACCTGCATCGGTAGCTGTGCGCCACGGTCCCCATCCTTATTATTAGCACTCTCTGCTTCTAAATTGACCTCTGTGACATCAGCGGTCATCCCGTTGGTGTCCATCTCCAATAACGTAAATTTAATATGCGCCTCGTAAACCTCACCCGGCTTCCAGTCAGGAACAACCTGATTTATCCGTAGGATTCTGCGAGGTGGTCCTGCTGTTTCCAATATTTCTCCAAATGGCATTATCGTGCCCCCCTTACGCGGTCGCCCGCTTCCGTTACTCCTAATTTCTTCATAATCAACGCTTTCTCACCTTTGGTCGAATAAGTAAATGGCCGATTGTTCTTTTTGTCCCATAAACTCGCGTTGGATCGCTCCCCGCCCCCCTTCTCCAAGTAAACATCGTAAACCTGAGATCGGGCCATCTGAGCGCTAGAACACCGTTCACACCGGCAAATTTTAAGTCCATCCTTATTATATAGGTAGCTCAGCCGGTAGGCCGTCGCCCCACACCCATCACAGATCAATTGCTGACCCCCTTCTTTCCGTTATCGCCACCCTTGGCGTTGACCACCGTAGAGGCGAATTTCACCAGATCACCGGTATTCTTGCTCTGGATCTTCTCAGCCTCCAATTGCTTCTCCGCTCCAAACTGGGCGGCCTGCATCTGCTGCTGTTGCTGAAGCTGTTCCTGTGCCTGCTGTTGTTGCTGCTGACGGAACTGGATCTCCGCATTTATCGCCGCTTCCAGCTCTGGCCAGTCCAACTCTTCAGCAAACAATCGGCCCACCGCGGCCGCCACCGGTCCCCCCTGCTGCAATAGCGGGATCGCTGTCTGGACAATCTTGGGCAACAATTCCAATTTGGTCGCTCGGTCCAACTCTAAGTTTTCACCCGGCTTAATCTCAACATCAAACTCGCCCTGGATATCTTTCTTGGTAAATGTGAATCCAGCTGCCTCTGTGATCGCTTCCGGGTCCTGGGCTGATTGGCGTAAACTCAACTGCTCCAAAAGCTCCGGTGGTTCTTTCCCCGTTAATTCCACATAATAAGGCTGGGTCGCAAATTGCATGATCAACGATAATTCGTTCCGGCCAATATCACGCATGAATTCGTTTAAACTGTCCACTTTGTCACTCCGCCGATTTCGGCTCCCACGTTGCTGCTCAATAATTTCGCCAATGGTTCGCGTCGAGGTCTTACCAGCCGTCCCCAAATCAGTCGGAGTGATAGAACTAATCTTAAATAAATCATCTAGATTTCGTTGCTCAATGGTATAAGAGTCCACCGGTACGTTCGGAGAACCAATTAAATTGATTAAACCCGGCTGGCCGTTTACCTCATGGACTGAACCCGTTAAACCCAAACTTAAATTCTTTTTTGCCTCCGGATCCAAATGGCCCTTCGGCACTTCGTACTGGCGGTTGGCACGTTTCAAATGGTCTAACTGCTGGAACCGGATTTTGATGTGGTTGATAATTTGGTCAATCCACATCGCCGCCTCCGGGACCGGGTATTGCTCGTCGTTAATTTGGTTGAATGATAAAAAGGAAAATGGGAAGCCCCGCATCTTATACGGAAATTCCTTCGGCGCTTCCATGAATTCATCAACTCCCTCCGCAATAACAAAAACCTTCTCCTCGACAATGTCCCATATCTCATAGAGCTTTGCCCACCTCGTAAAACTATCCATGTTGTTGTCTTTGTCAACCAAAGTATCTTCCAATACATCACCCTGAATCTGCTCGCGCGCAGAAGCAGAATAATTCTCGTTGGCTTTTACATCTTCTATCGGTCTGAAAAATCGGTGGGCGATCCAACGGCAGTCGTGTGGTGGGTCTACACTTTCAGGGTTGAAAACAATATCTTTCCAACTCACATAATATCCGAAAAAATCTTGGCTCTTAATATATTCTTGAACGTACCCGTTCCCATCTTCTATCGCACCAAATTTTCCAGTAAACCCCGTCTTGAACCAGGTATGACCAATTAAAAAAACATCCTGCAAACTTTTGTCAATCTGACGCTTCATCCGCTTGTGACGCCATTCGTAGTTCAACGCCAGTTCACGAATCTTCGCCGATAAAGATGAAGATCCTTTCCTGGCGTGAACTTCGAAATGGGGGCTTTTGATGTTTAAGGCGGGAATTTCCGTTTTCACCATCGCCCATAATAAATTCACAGCCGGGATCCGCATGTCCCGATCAATCGATTGCGCGTCAATAAATTTCATCATCTTCCCACGGAATGCGTCCTGGTAATCAAATCCGCCCATCTCTTTTATTATGTCGTCACGCCGTTGCTCACCCCGACGGATCCGCGAGAACCACATATTCAAAATCTCTGCCTTGGTGTCTTTTCTTGTGGAACTTATATCCTTTTTATTTTTAGCCACTATTTTCTCCCTAAAACATCGTAAAATCCGCCACCAATCCGCGTCAACGCCGGTCGGTGGATCCGCTTCGCCCACCATTCAAAATTGTGGTTCTCATCCTTCTGCTCAACTACCTGCGACGGCGTCCCCCACTCCGGTAACCCTTGGCTCATCGCATCTATAATATCGTCCCGCC